ATTTGTGCGGGTATATCAACTATTCCCTTGGAATCTGGTTGTGCAGTTGGAATTAACTGCCAAGGTCCAGAGTGGGATGAATTGATTTCACATGTTTCACAATACGGTTCTAGCAATATTTTTGCTGGTGATTATTCCAAATTTGATCTCCGATTACCTTCGCAGGTGATTAGAGCTTCTTTTAAATGCTTTATTAAAATTGCAGAAGCTTTCGGTTATTCGAATGAGGACATTATGATCATGAAAGGTTTGTGTGCTGATATTTCCAATCCTACTATTAGTTGGAATGGAACTCTCTTAATGTTAAATGCACTACATTTGTCCGGTAGCAGTCTTACTGTTTACGTGGGCACTATTAGTAGTCAATTGATGTTGAGAATGCATTGGTTTGACCAATGGCATCACACACCATATATTACCGGTATACCATATACTGTAGTTCCAGCATTTAGAGACTTTGTCTCTGCTGTGGGATATGGAGACGACCTTTTCGGAGGTGTCTCTAGTGATGTAGCTGATATCTTTAATCACATTACGTATGCACGTTTTATGGAAAAACATGGAATGATGTTTACCATGCCTGATAAAGAATCTCTACCTGTTCCCTTAATGAATATTAATGACGTTGATTTCTTGAAACGCAAATCTCGCTTTGCACCCGAATTGGGCGTTAGAGTGGGTGTGTTGGATGAAATGTCTATATTTAAATCATTGCATTCTGTTTTGCTTTCTAAGGAGTTGACTCCTGATGAAGCAGCAGCCATCAATATTGATGGAGCAATTAGGGAATTTTACTTCCACGGTAAAGAAGTGTTCGAAAGGCGCATTGATGAATTGCGTTTGGTTGCAAGTGATTGTAATCTCACGGATCGTTGCGTCAATTTGAATACTACTTTTGATTACTGGACAGCCAAGTGGAACCAGCGCTATAGAAATGGTCCTCAAGTTGATGACAGAGATGTCTTTAAACCTGATGAGATTGTTTTCATTGCGCCGGAATGT